GCGGCAATGACCCTGAACTGGACCTACGCCCATGGGGGTACGGGTGAGGCCCAGCAGGCGTACCGGGTCAGGCTGTTGGAGTTTGAGACCGATGTGGAACTGTTCGACACCGACTGGGTGACCGGTACTGCATCGTCCTACGTCCTGAACTATGCGTTCCTGGACGACTTCAAGTATAAGATCCTGGTTCAGGCCAGGAACACCAACCGGGTGCCGACGACGTAATGGCTGCCGATGAGATTGTCCTGGAAACGGACTTCACGGAACCGGCCAGCATCACTGCGCTGTCCACTGTTGGGACGGTGTATGACATAGCCATTGACGGCACGGGGTACATCCTGGCGGAGTCCGCTGAGGGGGAGGGGTACGAGAAGACCACTATTCCTCTGATCCCTGACCGGTTGGCTACGGGGGACACCCCGTTCGACCAGGCGGTGGAGCGGTATTCGTTCGGGTCGGGGGACTCCTGGGTGGGGGGCCAGGGCCAGACGTTCCTGAACCGTCAGGACAGCGACTCTACGATGTTCCTGTCTAGCGAGGGCCTGGATCCGTTCTCTGAGCCGGGCTCCATCAAGTTGCTGGCGTCGACCCCGGAGATGGCCGCTAACACTTACGCCACACCCCGACTGGTGGTGGTTGGGGTCACCCTGTATGTCCAGACCGCTGTGGCTACCCTGACCCCGTACACGAATGCGGCGTCGCCATCGGCGGGCAGCGCCTTCACGTTGGCCCACGGTGGTAACCCAGGCAACATCCAAGATTTGACATCCGACGGTCAATACTGGTATGCGGCGTGTGGGGCGGAGGGGATTCTGCGGGGGACAACCTCTGCTATCACCACCCAGTGGAATGCTGCGGTGGCCCACACCGTCGCCTACGCAGCGGGCCGGATCTGCGCCGGGGTGATCGCCAACAGTTCTTCCACCCCCAACCGGTTCACCTCTTTCTCCATCGGAGGGGGAAGCGATGTGGGGACAGAGGAACGCTCCGGGGGCCACCTGACGTTAGGTCAAGGTTGGACTGTGGGGAGTTTCGCTGAAGCCAACGGGCATGTTTACTTCTGCGCCTACAAGGGCAACCGGGGCATGGTCTACGCCTGGCCCCTGGGCCTGGACAGCAGCGGCAACACCCAGTACCCGTTTGTGGCCTGGGACATGCCACCTGGTCTGTCCCCCCGGGAAGTGTTCGCCGCTGGGGGCTCCATCTTTGTGCGGGCCTACCGGCAAAGCACCGGCAGCACCGGCACCGCATACATCTACAGGGGTGTACCGGACCCGCAGACCGGGGCTCTGACCCCGTTCTTTATTACTGAACTGGCTGACAAGGCCACCGCCGACGACCATGCTGTGGGCGAGTTCACCGCCAGAGACAACCAGGTGTTCTGGGGGTGGAAGAAGATGACTTCCGGGAACAAGACAGGCCTGGGGTGTTACGACCTGGAGACCGGCGGGTATGCGAAGTTCTTTGAGTCGGACGAGGCGGTCGCCGGGGATGTCTACGGGGCGGATGTGTGGGACGGGAGGGTCGTCTATTCGGTTGTGGGGGATGGCATCAAGAAGGAGTCGACCACTGCGTTCCTGACCGCTGGGACCCTGATCGGGTCCCGCATCGACGGTGGGAGCGCCCTGGCTAAGGGCTGGGACGAGATCGTTGTGTTGACCCCTCCTATTGCGACCGGTTGTTCCGTCACTCCGCACGTTTCGATTGACGAGGGGACCACCTACACGGCCTTGTCCTCGTTGGACACGGTTGGTGGCACCTCTCAGAGTACGAGGCTGTCGTCGTCGTCCCGGTCTCTCCAATACAAGGTTGTGTTTGTGGGGAGCGGCACGGCCACGACGACTCTGAACTTTGTGCAGGTCAAATACCATGCCATCGGTCTGCGTGACACAGTGGTGTCAATCGTTGTAGATTGCGGGGACAGCGTACGGGGGCTGAATGGTCACCCCCTGCCTGAGAACGCACCGGGGGCTGGAACCCTGCGGGCCAGGACCCTGGCAGCATTGACACAGAGGCGAGTAAACTATCAGGACATTGACTGGCCGATTACTAAGGCTGCTGAGGTTTATGAAGTGTTACAGGTCCAGACGAGAGCCCTGGGGGTTTACGATAGATCCCAGGCGCTCAAGCGACATCGCCTATTGGCTACGGTTGTTCTGAGGAAAGCGGACTGATGTCTGACGATGTGGTCGACCAACTAAAGAAGGTCCAGGTCTCCAAACTGACCTTGGGCCTTGTGGGGTCGATTGTGGCCGTGTCGGCTGTGGTGACCTGGAACGCCGCTCAGGTTGCGAGCCGTATCGACATACTGGAAGATTCGGTGGCGGCTATTGAGGTCGTAGACACCAGCAATCTTGTTACTAGCGCCCAGTTGTTGGCAGCGATTCAGGCGATCCCTACACCGGAACCGGTTGATCTATCTGATCTAGCCACGACTGACATGGTCGAATCCTTGGTGGCGATAGAGCAGGCCGCTTACGAGGATTTATCCGACGACCTTGAAGACCTACAGGATTCGGTTGCTGCCCTGTTGCTTGATGCTGACAGGGAGCCTGAGTGGGTTGACGACATCGAAGCGATCCAGCAGCGGCTAGAGGAGGTCGGCTGGGAGTTGGGGGATTTGTGGTGGAGGACCGACATGAACGAACAGGCGTGCCGCACAAGAGTGTGGTGCGATAACTGGTACGACGACAACTGGTAAGGGGTAAAAAAATATGTTTACTAAGGATCTTGTAGAGAGACTGGCGGCCACATTTTTGCAGGCTGCCCTGGGGGCCATGACCTCCAACTCAGTGTTCGACCTGGGGGTCGACCAGTGGAAACTGATGGCAGGAGCCGGGTTCGCTGCTGCGTTGGCCGTCCTGAAGGGCGTTGTAGCCCAGCGGATCGGCACCAAGGGAACCTCGTCCCTGACTGACTAGCCGATGTCAAACGAAGATGTTTGCCCCAAATGCGAGTTCAAGCCAGACCCTGAGTCTCGCCCTACCATCTGGTGCCCGGAGTGCGGAAAGTCATTTGACCCGGCGAGAACTAGAGCGGCCTTGGCTTCCATCTCTGTAAATAGTTTTATAGGCGGTGCGAGCCTCAACCCAAAAATGGAGAAGTTCAAGGAGACCGGCGACCCAGCGGTGTTTGCCAAGCCGGGTGCGTTGGACTACGACCCGTCGCTTACAACTCAATGAAGATGCACTCGCCGGGGCAGTCTTCGGCAGATTCGATAACTGCTTCTGCCTGATCGTCAGGTACCTGGGCTAGGGTCGATGGCCCCTGGCCCGGCAGCATGACCCCACCCTCTGCCACATAGGCAAGGCCGTCTTCTGCCATCACAAAGACGCTGGGAGCGATTTCGGCGCATAGTCCGTCGCCTGTGCATAAGTCTTGGTCAATCCAAACTTTCATCGGGGAACTGGTCGACTTCCATGTCGTCGTAATAGACCCCGTCTAAGGCCTGGTGCCGGTAATGGGGTATGAACATCTCTCCATCGGGTGTCTCATGCCAGACATCTATCCGTTGGGGCCCGCAGAGGCATTCCCCTGTCGGGTGGACCTCATGGATGAACCCCATTTCGGTGGGGGCGTAGTGGAACGAGGTCGGGTGTCCTTCGGTGCCTGTCTGGGTCGTCCAAACAGCCCAGGTGTCGCTACCGGCTACTAGCCCCATGGTGTCTCCGTCAGCCGTTTGCTGGGTGTTCAGCGAGGAAGGTCTCGTAAGCCTCTGGGCTGTTCAAGACAATCGTAATCCCTCCTGAGGTGTCCGGCCCCTTACCGATGGTCATGCTAATGGTGCCTACTAGCGTGCCAACAGCAACGAGGAGCCCGGTGACCGCTACGAGAAGTTTGGTGACCCTGCTCATGGGGTCAATCTACATCTAGCGTGTATCCCATGACCAGAGCCTTGACCTGACCGTATAGGTCGTTGATTGACCCGTTGTTGTCAATGACCCCGTCCCAGCCCTGGAACTCATCCAACTGTTCCTCGCCGGAGTGATTGAGGATGGGCACATCCCTGTCTACCCGGTAGACCCTTCCCCCCGCCTTCCAGATGGCTTCCACCTCGTTCATGTACCGGACATCGGTGATGACCACGTTGGTGCCCGACTCATCTAGGAGTTCGGCATCTCTGATCACCGGCCTACACCACACGGCAGGGTCTAGCACCTCACGCAAGCCATGACCCAGCCTCTGGAGCAGGCCCCGGACCTCCCGGTTGCTCTTGGTTATTTCCCAACCCATCTTGTCGACCATGTTCTGGAGACAGAAGTAGTAGTCGGTTGATACGGGGTCGACCACCGGGTCCAGGGTGTAAAGGACTTGCCGGACCAGGTCTGCGAACGCTAGGCGTTCCCAACCCTGGTTCACCAGCCAGTCCCCTGCCGTGTCTTTACCAACCTGGGCCCGGTGGCCGAACCCTACGATCATGCGGGACTTGGCAGGCGGCGGTTCCTGTTACCCATGGCTTCCCGTTCGGCCTTCCACTTCGCCTTCAGCAGGGCGGCGTCCTTCTCCCGCTCCTCCAGAAGCGCCAGCCTGGTCATTGTCCTGTCTTCACCTGTTGGTGTGAGTGCCACGGTTTCCTCTCAGTTCCACTTTCTCATCTTGGCCATCCAAAACTGGTTTTCCTCTATCTCCGCTTCCCTGCGTCGGAGCCGGATCTGGCGGTAGATCAGACTACAGAAGATCCAGACATTGCAGAGCATGAGGAAGGTATTGAGGCTCATACTTCCGGGACCTCCAGTCTCGTTTGACACTCTGATGTCAACCAGAGTTGTTTGACGAGGGCAAGTATGGCAAAGGCAGGGATGTCGGCTTCGTCAGCGAGCCTGGTGAAGTTGTCTAGGTTGAGGATCCACTTGCCCTTGCCGTTCCGGTCCCTACGGACCCGTTCTACGGCTATCAGTTCCCAGATGGGGACGATGAACAGGCGGGGCTGCCGCTGGTCCTCAGGTAGGTGATGGTCGTGGACGTTGTCCCGGAGCAGGAAGAACACATGAGGGTACTTGGTGCAGGCCCGCCGAACAGTCAGTTCATCTATTACGAACAGGTTACGTTCGGGGACCCCGTCGACCAGGTGCCAGCGTTGGGTGTAGTTCTGGTTCTTCTCTTTGACTTCGACGTAGTAGCCCGGTACCCAGATGTCCAGGTCATCGGTGGCGTCGAACCGGGTGATAACCGGTATCCCAATGGACTCCGCTACATACTCCTCGTACTCCCGGGCGTTGGAGAAGTCGTGTACCTTCTGTTCCCGGGTGCGCTTGTAGGGCTCACTCATCGGCCAGTTCCTCTGGCACACCCAGCATGTCCCAGGCCTCCAGTAGTTCGTACAGGAACTCTGCGTCCACGATGGCCACGGTGCCCGGCGACATCGACAGTCGTCTGTCCCCGTCCGCAGCCACGATGGCCCACTGGTGGTCGGGTGCCACGGCCCGTATCTTCCGCACCCATTCCCGTATGTCCCACTGTTTCCGGTGCTTGGCCTCCACGGGGATGGGTACCCCGGTGAAGTCGTCCGACTTGTTGCCTGCCTTGGCTCTGTCGGCGTCGGGCCAAATCTCTTGCAGGGCGACAAGGACTTCATTCTCAAAGGCGGTGCCTTTGGACCGGGCAGGGTTAGACATCGCACTTCAGTCTACTGCTGGGGGTGCCCAGCCTTCGGCCAATGCCTCTGCGAGCCGTCCACCTGGCAGGAAAATGCCTTGGACATCGTAATCTTCTAGGGCTGTTCGGATCTTGTCGGCGGCACTGCGACCGGCCAGGTCGTCATCCAACAGGAGGAACGTGGTCTCGTAAGGCCAACCGTTGAACCAGCGGGCTTGGATGGCCCCGGCTCCTGCCGGTACACCGTAGACAGCGTGACGTTCGTCGTTCTTGAGGGCCTTAGACAGGCACCAGGTATCTGACTCCCCCTCACAGATCCAAGCGTGGGTGGCTTCTGGCCGGTACAGGACACTGTATAAAGCCGTGGTAAAGCGGCTCCCTTTGACGCTCATCTTGTTGTCTGCTCCCATGGTGCCCCTGGTCTTTATGCCTACGATCTTGCCCTCATACCAGAACGGGATCCACAGGGAATACTGGGTGACCTTGATACCGAACGACTCAACATCGTCCAGGGTCAGGTAGGGCCACTTCTTCGCCACCATGTGCCGGGCATTATGCCGGGGTGTGGCACAGCCTGCCGGTTCGTCGTTGAACCTGTCGGTCAGGTCGGGCAGCGCCTTGGGGGCCATCTCATCTCGTTTACCGTCCATCCCCTCTGCTTGACAGATGAATGTCAAAGCACGCCAGAAGTTGCAGTTCAGAACCAACTTCACGAACTCAATCTGATCCCCGCCCTGGCCGGTGGAGAAGTCGTAGAAGTCGTACTCGTAGATGTGGAGGCTGGGTACGTTCTCGTCGGGGTTGTGGATCGACCGGATCTTGTGGCTACTGTCCGGCGGGTCAAGAGACAGAAGGTCCAGGACGGTCTCCATGCGGACCTCTCTGGCGACCTCCTTCATTTCGTCCAGTTCAGTCTCCACCGAACTCCTTCTTTCGTTCCTGTGTCATAAAGTGGTTTGCTTCCACCGCTGCCTTGTGTTCAAGGTCGGTGTATAGGCGTACCACATGGATGCAGCAGTCGAAGTCGCATTCGTCCTCCTCCTCAGAGGTCGGGGTCCCGTCGTGGGTGTCGCACACAGGCGGGCCAATCCACCCGTTCTTCATCCCCAGCCGAAGCCAGGACAGGAACGCCCTTCTCGCCCTAAGCCCCATCCCGATGCTCCTTCTGTTCTTGGAGGCTGCTGACCTTCTTCTCTGCTTCCTCCTTGGTGAAGGCGTAGTCGACCATTACGTCGTCGTCGTAGATGCGCCAGGCAAACCGGACGAGGCCCGCTCCCAGGTACACCGTTTGCTTCTCCATGGCTACACCCATTAGAACTCCAGTTGTTCGGTGGGTAGGTCAGAGGGCATGGGGACGATTGACCCTGTCTGTGTGTCGAAGTGGTGCCGGACACCGTCGGGGTAGATCCCGCCTGAGGAGCGGGTCTTGAGGAACTGGAGCCGGAAGTCGTTGTCCATGGCCACCCTCATGTCCGGGCTCAGGTTGGGGTTCAGGCAGGGCCGGAAGGCTCCCGCTACATAGTCGGCGGACATCTCCCCACCGAATCGGGCGTCGGTCATGGTGAGGGGCTGGTGGCCCTGGTTGTTGTCCCCCCGTTTGACCTGGTGTAGGACCACCAGGGCGATGTCCTCCTTGCGTGCGAAGTCCTTGAGGGACCATCCCAGTTTGTCGACGTTCTCCACCTGGGTCATGCCGGGGGACCGGACCAGTTCCATGTAGTCAACGACAGCGAGCCTGGCTGGTTGACCGAAGGTGGCGGCGTACTCCTCTAGGGCCTCCCTCATGGCTCGTACCGACAGGCCGGGCTCGTCCTCTATGGCCAGCATCGGGTACCGCC